ATTCTGAACACCATGCTGGCAGCGGACAAGATCAAGGACGCCAAGGAATACTACGAAAAGAATTCCGAGGAGATCGACCCCGAAAAGCGCGACGACTTCAAGAAAGCGCTCAACACCGCCGGTGTGGCCGAAGAGTCCATCAAGCTGGCGCGTGCCATGTCCATCATGAACAATGGCCAAAGCCTCGTGCAACAGCGCGAAGAACTCGACCAGATGCTGGAAAAGGGCGACATCACCGCTGCCACACACTCTGCCACCATGCAGCAGCTCGTGCAGTTGCACACCATCAAGAAGGCCGAGCAGTCCGAGCAAACCGCAGGGCAGGCCACCAATCTGGAATTGAGCCTCAAGGGCAAGGGCGGACTCACCTCGCAATTGACCACGCTGGACACCATGTTCAAGAACGGCCAGATCACCGCCGAGGTGCGAGACAACACGCGCCAGCGCTTGGAGCACAACTACCAGTTGCAAAAGGCTGTGCAAGCCGAGGGCGAGAAGTCCATCATTGGCAATGCCACCGACTGGTTCGTGCAGCACCCAGGAGCCAACATTCTGGATTTCCAGAAGGCCAATCCCGGCGCGTACAACGCACTCAAAAACAACGGGCACTTGAGCGGCATCGTGTCCTTTGCGCGGGCCAACAAGGTCGACACCGATCCTGCGGTGTGGGCCAGTGTCATGACCAATCAGCAAGAGCTGAAATCCATGACGCCCACGGACATCTACAACAAGTACCGCTTGAAGCTGGACGACGCGCACCTGGACCGCCTCTACGCCATGAACGCGGCGTTGAACGGCAGCAAGGATGAGCAGCACCTGTCGATCATGAGCACCTCGGAGATGGTCAAGGATTCAGCAGTGCGCATGGGTGTATTGCCTGCGTCTGGCAAGCCCGGCGACTCGCAATCCAAAGCCTTCAACGAATTCCAAAATCAGATCGATGCCAAGGTGGCTGCATTCGAGACCACCACACTGCAAGGCAAGCGCAAGGCCAGCCAGGAGGAGCTTAAAAAGATCCTCCAAGAGGTGGAGATGGACAAGGTCTATCAACGCCGCACGTTCATGCCCGACAAGCAAGTGCCTCTGATCACCGTGCCTGCCAACGAAATGGGCAGCGCCTACGTCAAGATCGGACCGGATGAAGTGCCCCTGGCCGCTATCCCTGCCGGGCAGCGTGCGTTGATCATCCCTGCGCTGCGCCGTGCGGGCAAGCCTATCACCGAAGAGAACATCGCGGACTTCTGGGTTCGTGGCGGCAAGAAAAAATAAGGACACCGTAGTGGCAGACAACCCGTACTTCAAGCTCGTCGACCAAGACCTGGCTGCTGGCATCCCACCGGTGGTGCCCGCTGCCAATGACAACCCCTACATGGACTTGGCCAAGCAAGACTTGGAGCTGTCGCAGCAGCGCTTAAAGGGCGTGCTCGACATCGTCAGCCCGGTCAACCCGGATCACGCTGCCGAGGCTTTGAAGCTCTCGCGCACCAGCGGCTTGCCACAGCAAACCGTGCAGGACAACTTAGACGACGTGCGCCGCCAGGAGCGCGTGCGACTGCTCAATTTGCAGCGCATGATGGCCGACTCGCCCGTGCTGGCGCGTCAGTTGAACGACCCGGTGTTTGCCTCGATTGCCCAGGATCAAACCGAGCAGATGGGCAACATCGAAATGGCGAGCAGCTATGTGGGTCGCTCGTTGCAATCGGGCGGCTTGCAGTTGACCGCAGCGGCCACCAAGCTCATGGAGTTTTTTACGCCGACCACGAGCGAAGAAGACTTAGCTACCCTGTTCAAGAACAACCCGGCAGGCTTGAAAGACATGCGCGAAAACGGCGCAGCCAGTGCGCTCTCGCGCTGGGCGCGTGCGCAGCAGACCATGGCCAACACGATCATGGAAGGCATGCCCGCCCAGGTCAAGGCCAAGTACGGCAACCTGGAATACCTCACCACCGACACCGACAACGCGGCCTACTTGTCACCGGTCAAGATGATCGGCGACGTGGTCAATTCACTGCCCACCACCATTGCGCTGATGGGCAGCATGTACCTCACCAAGAGCGCTGCCGGTAGCACGCTTGCACGCTTGGAGCCGTTGATTGGCCGCGAGGCCGCAATGCGCGAAGCCACCAAGGTTGCAGCCGAGACCATGGCCTACTACAGCGCCGTGTCGGAGGGTGCGGTGGGCTACGCCCAACAGACCAACCAGACCCGTGCCGAGGTGGACAAGATCAGCCAGGCCACGCTGGAGAAGTCTCCCGCCTACCAGGATCTGGTCACCGTGCAGGGCTACTCGCCCGAAGCCGCACGCATTTATCTGTCCGCCACCACAGCAGAGAAGGCAGGCACGATGGCAGGTCTGGTGGACGCCATCACTAACTTCTACGGCGGTCGATTCCTGGGCAAGCTCATCAACGAGGGCGGCGCACTGGCTCCGCGCATCGGCAAGGGCTTCCTGACCGAGGGCTTGACCGAAGCGCCACAAAGCATGGGCGAGCAGTTTGCGCAGAACTTAGCCGTGCAGCAGGGCATGAACCCCGACCAGTCCTTGAGCGAGGGTGTGGGCGAGGCCGGAGCGGCAGGCTTCGTGGTGGGCGGCTTGACCGGTGGCGCATTCAGCGGCGTGTTTGGCCGTGCGCAAGAGACCGTCCAGCAGGGCCAGGAAAGCGCCATGCGGGCCAATCAGATGTTTGGCCTGCTCAACAGCTTGAACGATATGGCGAGCGCCAGCAAAGTGCGCGAGCGCGACGTGCAGACCTTCGAGGGCTTCATGCAATCCGTGGAGCAAGAGGCTGGTCCGGTCAACATGCTCTACATCGATCCCAAGACATTGGTGGAAACCCTGCAATCAGCCGGGGCCAACGTGCGCCAGGTGGCCGAAGGCTTGCCATCGATGGCCAACCTGGACGAGCAGTTGAAAACCGGCACGCTGGTGGCCATTCCCGTGTCAGAGTTTGCCGCCCGCATCGCAGGCACAGACTACGCCCAAGCGCTGATGCCACACTTGCAAGGTGACCCCAGCGGCATGAGCAAGGTGCAGGCCGATGAGTTCATGCAAAACCACGGCGAGAACCTCAAGGCCGAAGTGGAAAAAGTCTTGGCCGAGCGCCAGGGCGATGAGGCTTTCAAAGGCTCGATGGAGAAGGTCAAGCAGCAGGTGCTCGATGAGATCACCAACACGCAGCGCTTCACCAAAGATGTGAACGAGAGCTACGCCACGCTGATGTCCACCTTCTACGGTGTGACCGCTGCCAAGCTGGGCATCACGCCAGAGGAGATGGCTGCACGCTATCCCATCAAGGTGAGCGCCGAGGGTGTTAACCAGGGCCAGCAGTACGACCAGGCAGGCAATCTCAAAACCGAGACGCCGCAGTTCAAGAGTTTCTTCGGCCAGAGCAAGGTGGTCGATGCCGCAGGCAATCCGCTGGTGGTCTATCACGGCACTCGACCTGGCAACGACATTGCGCAGTTTGAAGCTCCCAACAAACGCGATGGCATCTACTTCACGCCAGATGCAAAGTATGCAGAGGGTTTCACCGAAGAGCTGTTCAGCAACTCAGAAGCAAAGGGCGCGATTTATCCGGTCTACCTCAGCGTGAAAAACCCGTATGTTGTTCGGGCGCAGGACATGGAGTCTGAAGAGGCCCAGAGCTTTTTGTATCGCGGCTTGAATCGCGCAGACCTTGAGGCTCAAGGATACGACGGTGCCATGCTCTACATCGGCGACGAGCTAGACCAAGTGATGGCCTTTAGCCCAGAGCAGATCAAGTCTGCCATCGGCAACAACGGCGACTTCGACGCGACCAATCCCAACATCCTGATGCAGGACAACGAGGTGGCCAAGGAGTACGCCGAGGAAGACGCCAAGGAAGAGGAGATCTCCGACGACGTCGAGGCGGGCACGCAAGGCGTAGTGCCCACCACGGTGGACGACCAGGCCGTGCTGGACAGCACGTTGAAGCTCGCCAAGAGCAAGGTGTGGAACAAGGGCCGGGATCTGAAACTGGCCATCCAGGAAGCCGTCCAGAACGCCGCACAAGCCGCTGGCGTGGACGTGTCGCTACCATCCCCTCAGTCGACCGAATATCTCGTGCGCACGGGCGTGAAGGACGCCTTGTTCGCCCTTCAGCAAAACCCCAATGCCATCGGCTGGTACGACGTCAAGACACGCCAGGCGCTGTCGGTCATGTCCTTGGTGCACCCCGAGATCGCCACCGACCAGAATGCTCGCTTCGCATTTGTGTGGGCGCTGGCCGTGACCAGCAACGGCATGAAGGTGGGCAAGAACTTCGAGCTGGCCGAAGCGGCCTACGAGGCCTACAAGAAAACCGGCGCGATGCCTACCGACATCCAGGCAGGCCAGGCACAAAAGGCGATCAACGAATCGCTGGCGCTGTTCAATGAACTAAAGGCTTCATGGGGCATCGATGACCTGCGCCGCTTCATGCTCACCAATTTCACCGTGGGCGAGATCGCGGCGATCAGCAAGGACTTGAAGCCCGGCGGCGAACACGCTGCCACCTTCGTCAAGGGTGCGGCCATCCTCGGCCCCAAGATCGGCAACGGGTTCTTCTCCAACCTGTACGGCAACTTCGATGCGCTCACCATGGACCGCTGGTTGGTGCGCACCTGGGGCCGCTGGACCGGCACGCTGATCAAGCCCCAGCCAGTGCAAACTGCCAAAGCCCGCGAGCGCCTGAGTGCAGCGCGTGATGCCGTGGCGGGCGATGCCAAGCTGCAAGAGATTGTCGGCACGCAAATAACCAAGGACACGCCCGTCGACGAGCTGGCCGTGGCCATCCAAGAGGCCAGCACTGACCCCAAGCTGCGCTCGCAGATGAACGAAACCGAGGCAGGCACGGAGCTGCGCAAGGCGGGCAACAGCCTGGCCAAGTACCTCGATGGCCAAAAGGAAGCGCCAGCAGGCCCGAACGAGCGCAACTACATCCGCGCTGTGTTTGCCGACATGCTGGCCGAGCTGCAACAGCGCCCCGAGTACGCGGATCTGACCATGGCCGATTTGCAGGCCGTGCTCTGGTACGCCGAAAAGCGCCTGTACGAGACGGCAAAGTCTGATGTTGATGAGGAAGACGCAACAGAAGGGTATACTGACGAGGACGCTCCTGACTACGCGAACGCCGCTGCTGCGGTGGCGCGTGCCAAGGGCGTGTCGGATCGCAAGATCCAGAACGCATTCAAGAAGGAAGAGCAAAATGGACGCACAGGAGATGCACGATCTGCGGATGTCGCAGGCCAAGCCCAAGCTGGCGGGCAGCAAGCCCAAGCTGTCGGCTTTACTGGCTCAGAAAAACGGCTCTTCGTCGGAGCCGTTGCAGTCCACCGCGCTCGATCCCACCGCGCAGGCAATGTCGAATCATCCGCAACTTACACGCGAGCAAGCGATAAAAGACGCGGAGACCCTGGGCTTCTAAAACCCAGATCCAAGAAAGACCTCGGCGTGACCTACACCGCCGAGTGGAAGCCCGGCAAATCCCTGGGCACAATCTTCAAAGCAAACGGCATTGCCACCCCGACGTTCTACGAACTTGTCCAGGGTGATGAGAAAAACGCACAGCGTTTTGCTGATGCCATCACTGCAAGCAAACAAGCCAGCGGCGCAGTCGGTGCGGCGGTCTACGTCTACCCCACCCAGGACTACCAAGGCATGCGCCTGTTCTTGTCCAAGGACGGCAGCGCAGGTGTCGCGGTCAAAGCCGACGGCGACATCGTCTCCGTGTTTGCAAGCGGCGGGGCAGGGCGCTCGGTGATGGAGCTGGCGGTCGCAGTCGGTGGCACAAAGCTCGACGCCTTCGACACTATCCTGCCCACCTACTACGCAGCGCACGGCTTTGTGGCCGCATCGCGTTTGGGCTGGGACGACTCCCAAGCGCCCGAGGGCTGGAGCAAAGAGGCGCTCGCACGCTACAACAAGGGCGAGCCAGACGTGGTGTTCATGGTGTTGGACAAGGCCTACATGAATGGCTACAGCATCAAGGACGGCAAGCGCTTGACCGACTACGACAAGGCCGTGGCCACGCAAGAGCGTTTGGTCAAGAAGTTGGCTCCGCTCAACGCGACGCTCTACCAGGGTGAGGAAGCCGCACGCGGCAAGATCGCCTTCGGCCAGGACATCACGCAAACGCCCAGCGTCATCACGCTCTTCAAGTCGGCCAACCTGTCCACGTTCTTGCACGAGTCTGGGCACTTCTTCCTCGAGGTCACCGCTGACATTGCCTCGCGTCCCGATGCGCCGAAGGAAATCCAGGACGACATGCAGACCATCTTGAAATGGTTTGGCGTGCAGGATCTGGCCACCTGGAAGGCGATGGACCTCGAGGCGCGTCGTCCGTTGCACGAGAAGTTCGCACGCGGGTTTGAGGCCTACCTCTTCGAGGGCAAGTCGCCCAGCATGGAATTGAACGGCATCTTCCAGCGCTTCCGCGCCTGGCTGGTCAACGTCTACAAGCAAGTGGCCAAGCTCAACGTCGAGATCGATGACGAGATCCGTGGCGTGTTTGATCGCATGGTGGCCAGCACTGAGGCGATCCAAGAAGCCGAGCAGGCCCGCACCTACGTGCCACTGTTTACCACCAAGCCGCCCTTCATGACCGATGAGGAGTGGCTGGCCTACCAGCAGTCCGACGCACAAGCCTCGCAAGACGCGGTGCAATACCTCGAGCAGCGATCTTTGCGCGACATGCAGTGGGTGTCCAACGCCAAGGCGCGTTTGATGAAGGCCATGCAAAAGGAGAACAGCGCCACACGCAAGGACGTGCGCCGCGAGGTCGAAACCGAGGTGATGGCCGAGCCGGTCTACCGTGCTCGCGAATTCTTGAAGCGCGGCACGGTCGATGGCCAGCCGGTCGAGGGCGGCTACAAGCTCTCCATCGCTGAGATCGAGTCCATGTACGGGGACAACCCCATCGTGGGCATGATCAAAGAGCGCCTGGGCTTTGGCAAGTACGGGATGCTCGGCACAGACAACGGCATTCACCCCCAGCAGGTGGCCGACATGTTTGGCTTCAGCTCCGGTGACCACCTGGTGCGCTCGCTCCTGGAAGCGCCCGACCCTGCCGGTGTGATCAACGAGCGCACGGACGCTCGCATGCTGGAGCGCTACGGCGATTTGAACAGCCCCGAGGCGCTGTCCAAAGCAGCCGACGAGGCCATCCACAACGACGCACGCGCCAAGTTCGTGGCCACCGAAGCCAACGCCCTGGCCAAGGCCACGGGTCGCCCCAAGATCCTGGCCGCAGCGGCCAAGGACTTTGCCCAGCAGTTGATCGCCAGGTTGAAGATTCGCAACATCCGGCCTGGCCAGTACGCAGCCTCCGCCTCGCGTGCAGCCAAGAACGCAGCCAAGAGCAAAGACCTGATCGAAGCCGCGACCGAGAAGCGCAACCAGTTGATCAACACCTATGCTGCCAAAGCAGCCTTCGAGGCCCAGCAAGAGGTGATCCGTGCGGTGCGCTACTTCCGCCGCTTCGAGAGCAAGAACATCTACAAGTCGGTGCATGTGGACTACCTGGAGCAGATCCACGCGCTGCTCGAGCGCTTTGACCTGCGCACCAGCACCACGCTCACCGAGATCGACAAGCGGGCCTCCCTCATTCGCTGGGTGGAATCGCAACGCGCCAAAGGCATCGAGCCTGTGATCGCGCCTGAGCTGCTCGATGAGGCCTACAAGATCTCCTACAAGGACATGAGCCTGGAAGACTTCCGTGGCTTGGTCGACGCGGTCAAGAACATCGAGCACCTGGGCAGACTCAAAGACAAGCTCTTGAAGATCCAGGATCAGCGCGAATTCCGCGCCACGGCCACCGAAGCAGGGGAGGTGATTCGCGAGAACGCCACCACCAGCATCCCGCAGCAGTTGGAAAAGGTCGGCATCCAGGACGCGGTGACTTCCACGGGCCGCGAGGTGTTTGCATTCCACCGCAAGTTTGCAAGCCTCATCCGTCAGATGGACGGCTTCAAGGACGGCGGCAAGCTGTGGTCAATCTTCTCGCGCCCCATGAACGAGGCCGGGGCGATGGAGGCCACCATGCGCGAGCAAGCCACCGTCAAACTGGGCGAACTCTACAAGCTGCTGGGCAAGGTCAACTTGAAGCAGAAGCTCTTCATCCCAGAGATCGGCGGCAGCTTGTCCCTGGAAGGACGCCTGGCCATCGCGCTCAACATGGGCAACGAGACCAACATGCGCCGCGTGATGGAGGGCGAGAACTGGAATCCGGCCCAGGTCAACGCGGTGATCGGAAGCCTCACCCGCGAGCAGTGGAACTTTGTGCAGGGCACATGGGACTTCTTGAATAGCTACTGGCCAGAGATTTCCGCCAAAGAGCGACGCATGACCGGCATCACCCCTGAGAAGGTCGAGGCCCGTCCCTTTGTCGTGACGTTGAAAGACGGCACACAGATGTCCTTGAACGGTGGCTACTACCCCATCAAGTACAACCCCGCACGCTCGAGCAAGGCCGAGGCCGACACCGCAGCCGAGGTGTTGAAGCAAATGGAGCGCGGCCTCTACACCCGGGCACAGACCGCACGCGGTCACATTGAGGCTCGTGTGGAATCCGTGGGCCGACCCATGCGCTACGACTTAGGCGTGATCGACCAGCACTTGAACCAGGTGATCCATGATCTGAGCTGGCACGAGTACCTGGTGGACGCCAACCGCTTGCTACGCTCCGACCCTGTGGACAGCGCCATCCGTGAGCACTACGGCCCCGAGGTGTTGAGCACCATGCGCCACATGATGGAAGACATCGCCATTGGCGAGATTCCCACCATGAACGTCGTGGAGCGCGGTGTGCGCTGGGTGCGCTCTGGTGTGTCCATTGCATCGATGGGCTGGAATCTGATCACCGCCTTCACTCAACCCCTGGGCCTGACCCAGTCGATGGTTCGCGTGGGGCCAAAGTGGGTGGCCAAGGGCATGGGCCGGTGGCTGCGCGATGCGTCCAGCATGGAGTCCACCGTGCAGTGGATCACCGGCAAATCGGAGTTCATGCGCGTGCGGGCCAAGACCCAGCAGCGCGAGATCAGCGAGATTCGCAACACCATCCAAAAGGGCGAGACCCGCTCGGCGGTGGAAGGCTCGTTCTTCTACCTGATCGGCAAGCTCCAGCTCGTGGCCGACGTGCCAACCTGGTTGGGCATGTACGAGAAAGCCATGGCGGAAAACCCCGACGAGGCGCGTGCGATTGCCATGGCCGACCAGGCGGTGCTCGACTCCCAGGGCGGTGGCCAGATCAAGGACTTGTCGCAGGCCCAGCGCGGCAACGAGTGGCAAAAGCTGTGGACGAACTTCTACTCGTTTTTCAACGTCACCTACAACCAGTTGGCCGAGACCGTGGGCGAGACTCGCCTGGTAGGCCCCAGCCGCTTGCCGCTGCTGGCCGTGGACGTGCTGATGCTCACCGTGGTGCCCGCGACGCTGGGCTTTTTCTTGAAGGCGGCGTTGAAAGGCAAAGACCTGGACGACGAGGACAAGTTGGCCAAGGAGCTGGTGGCCGAGAACATCTCCTACCTGATGGGCACAATGATTGGCCTGCGCGAATTGAACGCCGCCGTGTCTGGCTCCATGGGCTACGAAGGCCCAGCCGGTGCGCGGTTCTTTGCTGACGTGGCCAAGCTGGTCAAGCAAGCCGAGCAAGGTGAGGCGGACGAAGCCTTCTGGCGTGCAGCCAACGAGCTGGGCGGGGTGCTGTTGCACTACCCAGCCTTGCAAATCGACCGTACCGTGCGGGGCATCATTGCCATGTCGGACGGCTCGACCGAGAACCCCATCGCACCGTTGGTCGGCCCACCGCCGAAGAACTAATGGTGCGCGTATCAACCCGTATTTCGCACAGACTATCGCCTGTGCTTGCCAAGGAGTAGAGCTTTGACGATCTCATCAGAAACCCGAAAAGCAGGGCCGTACACCGGCAACGGCGTCACGACCACGTTTCCGTTTTCGTTCAAGGTTTTCACGACCTCCGACGTGCTGGTGGTGCGCACCAATCTGACACCTACCGAGAGCACGTTGACGCTGGGCACGGACTACACCGTCGCACTAAACTCAAACCAAAACTCCAACCCAGGCGGCACGGTCACGCTGACTTCAGCGCTGACCACTGGCTTCTTGCTGACACTGACATCGCAAGTGGGCTACTTGCAGCCGACCGACCTGACCAACCAGGGCGGCTTCTATCCCACGGTGATCAATGACTCGCTCGACCGGTTGACCATTCTCACGCAGCAGCTTGATGAGGAAGTGAGCCGCGCCGTCAAGACCAACATCTCCAGCAGCGTGACCGCCGATGAGCTGCTCGACTCCATCGTGGCCGACGTGGCTGCGGCAGCGTTAAGCGCCGACCAGGCAGCAACCCAGGCCACAGCCGCAGCAAGCAGCGCCAGCGCGGCCTCCACAAGCGCCAGCGCGGCCAGTACATCGGCAGGTAGTGCAGCCACCTCGGCAGCGGCTGCTGCGGCCTCTGCGGCCACTGGCATGTACAGCGCCGTGCAGGATAAGTCGGCCAACTACAGCGTGGTGGCAGGCGACGCTGGTGATCTGATTCGCGTGACCACCACCAGTGGCGGCATCACCATCACGCTGCCCGCAATCAGTGGCGTGGGCGATGGCTTCAAGGTGGCCATCGTCAAGTGGACGGGCGACACCAACGCGGTCACCGTGTCACGCTCTGGCAGCGACACCATCAACGGTGCGATCAGCTATACATTGAGCGGCCAATACAACAGCGCGACCTTTGTGGCCGACCTGGAAACCGCACAGTGGTTTGCGGTCGCCTCCGGCATTGGCACTACCAACGCGGTGGTCGATGTGTTCAGCGGCACTGGATCACAGACAGCCTTCACGCTCTCGGGCGACCCTGGCAGCAAGAACAACACCGAGGTGTTCATCTCTGGCGTGTATCAGCAGAAGGTGAAGTACTCGATCAGCGGCACGACCTTGACGTTCGTCACCGCCCCACCAAGCGGCACCAGCAACGTCGAGGTGGTGTGGGTGCAGCCACTGGCCATTGGCGTGCCAAGCGACGGCACGGTCACTGCGGCCAAGATGGCAGCGGGTGCAGCAGTGGGCAACATTGGCTACACACCGGTCAACCCCGCCGCAGCCAACAGCTTTTCAGCAGCTCAACGTGGTGCGATTGTGGCGCTCACCGATGCGGCCACCATCACACCCGACTTCGCTGCGGCCAACAACTACAGCGTCACCTTGGGCGGCAACCGCACCCTGGCCAACCCGACCAACGTCGTGGCAGGGCAGAGCGGCATCATCGTCATCACACAGGACGGCACAGGCTCTCGCACGCTGGCCTATGGCAGCAACTGGAAGTTCGCCAGCGGCACAGCTCCAACACTCACCACCACCGCGAGCGCGGTGGACGTTCTGGCCTACTACGCTGAAAGCTCCACGCGCATCACGGCTCGACTGATCGGAGACGTCAAGTGAGCGTGATCAACGCTGTCCCGCTACTGGCCGCCGCCGGTGGCGACTATCAGATCAGCCGCAGTGTGCGTCTGCGGGCAAGTGCAGGTGCTTATTTCAATCGGACGCCTGCTAGTGCTGGAAATAGGAACACATGGACATGGAGTGCATGGATTAAACGGGGGACGCTTGGTACGTACCAAACAATTCTTGCCGCATACCCATCCTCGACAGTTTACGCATACTTGCAGTTCAACTCGTCAGATCAAATTCGCTATGCATCTACAAATAGCGGTGCAAGCCTAACTACTACTGCCGTTTATCGCGACCCTTCCGCTTGGTATCACATTGTCTTTGTATATGACGATACTCAAGCGACATCAAGCAACCGTCTAAAGCTGTATGTCAATGGTCAGCAAGTCACTTCCTTTGGAACTGCTGCATACCCAACGCTGAATTTCGGCGACTACATTAACAGTGCGAACGTTCATAATCTTGGCAGATTTCCCAGTGGAGTGGAGCCCATAGACGGCTACATGACCGAAGTCAACTTCATCGACGGCCAGGCACTCACGCCATCGTCATTCGGTGAGAACGACTCGATCACCGGCGTGTGGAAGCCTAAGAAGTACACCGGCACATACGGCACCAACGGCTTCTATCTGAACTTCAGCGACAACAGCGCAGCCACCGCAGCGGCGATTGGCAAGGACAGCTCAGGCAACGGCAACAACTGGACACCGAACAACATCAGCGTGACTGCTGGTGTGACGTATGACTCGATGCTCGATGTGCCGACGAACTGGGCTGATGGTGGCAATGGGCGGGGTAACTATGCAACGTTGAATCCCATAAATTCTTTGGCAACTTTAACAAATGCTAATTTAAATTATTTATCTTCCGCTATTGTTCCGGGGCCAGCGTATTCAACCATAGGAATGATTAGTGGAAAATGGTATTTTGAATATACATTAACAGCTACAAATTGTTTTGTTGGTGTTTGGGGTAATGGTAATGCTGGAATGCCTACTGGCGCATATCCAACTTATTATTGGGATATTGGGGCATCAACCGCAAGTGCTTTAGCTTTAGAAAAAACATCAGGTAGTGCTTCTGGAACATTAGGAAGTTTAGCGGCTAGTGATGTCTATGGTATTGCTTTAGATATAGACGGTACAACTATCTATTTTTACAAAAACAACACGCTTGTTCAAACAGTTACAGGCATGACGTTTACAGGGCCATTGTTTTTTGTATGCGGCTCATGGTCAAGTGGAACTTCGGCTTCTGGAAATGCAAACTTCGGCCAACGCCCATTCACCTACACCCCACCCACAGGCTTCAAAGCACTGAACACGCAGAACCTGCCTGATGCGACGATCAAAAAGGGAAGCCAATATTTTGATGTGACGACCTACGCAGGAGACGGCACATCGCCACGCACAATCACAAATGGAAATGGCCTTGGCTCTGATCTTGTGTGGGTCAAAGATCGGAGCGGGACATTCTGGCATCAGCTTATGAACACCGTAGTTGGTGCTGGCAAGTCGCTGGCAACCAACTCGACGGGCGCTGAACTGACCAACGACTTCAACGGCTATCTTTCTGCTTTCACTTCAAATGGGTTTACCGTAACTGCTGGCTCCACCGACATTGCCTCTTTCAACAAGAGCGGTGACGCGTACGTTGCTTGGCAATGGAAGAAGGGCGCGACGCAGGGCTTCGACATCGTGACCTATGCAGGTCAGAACTCGTCTGGTCGCACGGTTGCTCACTCGCTCGGCGTCAAGCCTGCGATGATTATCATCAAGAACAGGTCTGGCGCGTATAACTGGAACGTGCAGCATCAATCCTTGTCTGGTGGTGTTGCCGCTAACTCAAGCACGTTCACGCTTTCAAGCTACACAGCAAACTTAGCATTGAACACAACACAAGCCGCTGGCGCTTACACATACGACCAGCAAGTTGATGGTGTTGGTTTCAATTTGATCGCTTACCTGTTCGCAGAAGTCGCAGGCTTCTCCAAGTTCGGCAGCTACACAGGCAACGGGTCTGCTGATGGGCCGTTTGTGTACTGTGGGTTTAGGCCGCGTTTCCTTCTGTACAAAGACGCATCTTCGGCAACGAACGGATGGGTGATTTTTGACTCGGCGCGAGACACCTACAACATTGTCGGTAACTATTTGCAGCCCAACACATCAGCGGCTGAAGGTTCTACTGGCTCGTTAGATTTCACATCCAACGGATTCAAAGTCAGATTTGCTGGAGGTTCATTAAACACCAGTGGCAACACAATCATCTTTGCCGCATTCGCCGAAAACCCATTCAAGAACTCACTCGCGAGGTAACCCATGTTCACGCTCAACGGACAACCACTTGGCATCGATGTGCCATTCACCACGCCCGATGGCACGCAGTACCCGGCCAACTGGCTTCGCCTTGCAAGCGCTGGTGAGAAAGCCGCAATAGGTATTGAAGAAGTCAACGACCCCGAGCCGTATGACGACCGCTTCTACTGGGGGCCAGGCAATCCAAAAGACCTGGAGATGGTGCGCTCGATGCTCGCCAGCCAGATCAAAGCCACGTCCTACAGCCTGCTCGCACCCACCGACTACAAGCTCGTGCGCAAGGTCGAGACCGGTGAGGATGTCGACCAGGCCACACTCACCTATCGCACAGCGGTACGCGCCGCTCACACAGCCAACCAGGCATTGATCGAAAACGCCACCAGTGTCGAGCAGCTCGCTGCTCTTCAACTGACTTGGCCCACCGAGTAACAAGCAGCACAGAGCTAGAAAGAGTAGGGACGATGATTGGCACTGACACAAGTAACTAACGACATGCTCGCCTTTGATGGTGGCGCATTTTCATTTAGAAACAGAATAATCAACGGCGATGGAAACATCGCACAACGCAGCTCAAGCGCCAGCTTGACGGGTGTCGTGTCTTATCTTGCGCAAGACAGGTGGGCCGCTCGCCAGACAGGAACACCAAACGCTGCGATCTACAAAAACACCACCGTCGTTCCAACTGGTTTTTCAAGCTGCATTCAACTCTATCGCCCAAGTGGTTCGACCGCGACAGGCGTCTTGGAGCTGCTGCAAGCAGTGGAGTCAGTGAACTCTATTTCTTTGCAAGGAAGCTCTGTAACTCTGAGTTTCTACGCAAAAGCCGGGGCAACTTTTTCGGCAAGCGGAAGCAACATCGGGGCGACCTTGTTTACTAGCACTGGCACCGATCAAGGTGCTGCGAGCATGGGAGGTTGGACGGGGACAACACAGCCCATCAGTGCTACTCAAACCATCACAACAACGTGGACGCGATACACGTTCACCGGGACTGTGCCAGCGAACGCAACACAAGTTGGAATTTACATCTATTGGACGCCAGTAGGAACTGCTGGTGCGGACGACGGCCTGTACATTACAGGCGTTCAGCTTGAGGCTGGGCCATCGGCAACACCATTCGAACGCCGACCCTACGCTGTTGAGTTGGCCATGTGTCAGCGTTACTACTGGCGCTTGCCATCAGCAACGGTTGGTCAGAATTTGGGAATGGGCTTTTGCGAAACCACCACTCGAGCAAGGCCCTTCTTTTATTTACCCGTGGCCATGCGTGGCATCCCAACAATTGGATACAGCGCGGCGGGTGACTTTACGCTCAGAGGCACGACAACCAACGTGACCTGCAATTCCATCACAGCGGTTGGCTTGACCAACCAAACATTTGCCATTGAAGCAAACACGGCAACAGCACATGGCGGTGTGGCTGGTGGATGCGCATCATTCAATGCGTTGTTCACAACCAGTTGGATTGATGCAGCAATAGAACTCTAAGCAGTAAAGAAAGCAGTAGATGGACAATCAGCAACTCTTCAACATTGTGGTCAGCATTGCAGGCTTCTTGGCCGTGTTTGTGTTCAACAACATGACCAAGCAGATTCAGCGCTTGGAGGACAAGGTGAACAACTTGCCGCATGACTATGTGCAGAAGGACGACTACCGCTCCGACATCAAGGAAGTCAAAGACATTTTGAAACAGATCTTCGAGAAACTCGATTCCAAGGCGGACAAATGAGCTATGCCGCTCACGATTGCGCTCGCAGCCGTTGCCCTGGTCAAGAACATCCAGGATGGGTGCGAGCTGTACAAGCAGGCCAAGGAATCGTTTGTCGAGATCAAGGAGACCTACGATGAAGTGGCTGGAATCGCTCAAGAGGTTCACGGATTCCTTGGGCCAATCATTGCGTTTTTCAAGCGAAAAATTGCACCTCCAAAGCCACCTCCTTCGCCTGCACGTGGAGCTAAGAAGTCTGCTTTTGTTGCGGTCAATGAGACAAAGGTTAAAGCAGACATCGTCAAAAATCTCAGCGAGTTTTTCACGCTCCAAGAAAAGTTAGCCGCCAAGATCCGCGAGGAGGAAGAGCAATCACAAAGCGTCTACGACCCAGACCAGAACCACAACATCGCAGCGATGAACCGGGTGCTGGCGCTGCAAGAGATGGCCAAGCTAGAGGTGACGATACGAGAGACCATGGTGTACCAGTCGCCCCCTGAGATGGGAGCGCTGTATTCCGAGGTGTTCAAGATGCGTGAGGTGATTCGAGCAGAGCAAGAGCAGGCGCGGTTGAAACAGGAAGCAAATGATCGGTACAGGGTATGGCGACAAAACCAGCGACAAGGAAAACTGCGAGTGCGAATCGCAGTCCTCCTGGCGGCAATCTTCCTAGTTGGATACCTCCACCTATGGCTTCAAATTCTGCGCCTCAAGACTCCGACGACACCGCCTTTTTGATTGTCATCTTCACGCTGGTGGTGCTGCTCTTGGGGCTGACACCGGTGGTGGTGGACATGTACCTGGAGACGCAAGTGGCGCTTCGAGAATTGAGGGATGAAAAAAAGAACCTGCAAAAGATGCGGCGCGAGATGGAACAGCAACAAAGAAAGGAAAGAAAAGATGAGTAAAGCCCTGCAACACGACTCCGAGTTCAACCAGTTTGATTCCGATGGAGATGGCGTGGTGACCGATGAGGAGCTGGCGCGTTCCGAGCGCATGATGATGATCGAGAACATGGACAAGCTCGCCGATCAGCAGCGCATCATGGCGTGGTTTGCATTGATCCTGCCTGCATTCATCATCGTCTACTTGGCCTCCGAGCTGGTGGATCTGGCCAAGGTGAACGCGGTCAATGGCCTGGCCACCACCTACTGCGCAGCCATGGGCACGATCATCGTGGCCTTCATGGCAGCAACGGCCTACGCACGCGGGAAGATGCACGAATGAGGCTCGCCCTCATCGCGGCAGTGATCGCCTTCGCGGCGGGCTTCCTGGTCCAGGGCTGGCGCAAGGATTCTCAGATCGCGGAGATCGAAGCCGCCAATTCAAAAGCCCAGGCCGAGGCCGCAGCGCAAGCCGCAGCCGACACCGCACGCATGCAAAAGGACAAAGACAATGCACTACGACAAGCCACCATCAAAGCCGCTCAGAACGCGCTTGCTGCCAATGCTGCTCGCACTGAGCTTGACCGGCTGCGCCAGCATGCGGACGCCACCGCCGCCGCAATGTCCGGCGCTACCTGCACCTCCGTCCGAGAGCACGCCGCAGCCCTCAACACCGTATTCGGAGAGTGTGTTGCAACTCTTGAAGGCATGGCGCGAAAAGCTGATGGCCACGCCCTTGATCAGCGAACACTGAGTGATTCTTTTCCAAGGAGTAAACCATGAACTTAACGCCCAACTTCACGCTCGAGGAGCTGACCCACACGGATCACCGCGAGTTCGACAACACGCCCAACGACGAGGAGCTGGCCAACCTCGTTCGCCTGGCCGACTTCCTGGAGCAGGTCAAAGCGCTGCTCGGTGGCAAGACCATCATCGTGAACTCTGCCTTCCGCTCGGCTGAAGTCAACCGGGCCGTGGGTTCGACCGACAAATCACAACATCGGCGTGGCTGCGCAGCCGACATCCGCGTGCCAGGCATGACACCGGACGAGGTGGTCTCGGCCATCATCAGTTCGGGCATTGGCTACGACCAGGTGATCCGCGAGTTTGATCGCTGGACGCATGTGTCCATCCCCAACACTGAGGACACCGCGCCGCGCTCAATGGCACTCATCATCGACAAGTCGGGCACACGCGCCTACGCATAGCAGTTGCCTTGGGCCGTGGGGACGTCTCCTCCCTCACTTACGCGGCCCCGGGTCTTTGGCCCCGGCCTTCGGGTCGGGGCACTTTTTCTAGGCACGGCGCTGGTTGGCCGCAGCGTCGTACTGGGCCAGCTCCTTGTAGACCTTGTCCAGCTCCGCCTTCAACGCATCGCGCTCGCGCTCCACGTCCTTTGCGACCGAGCGCTCATAGGGCAGGGCCAGCAGCATGCCAGGCGTGTAGCGCTGACCGTTGGGTGCCCACAGGTTGCCGAACTTATCAAAGCGCCAGTCCTTCCATTCACCCATTTGCTGGTAGGGTAATTGGCCATGGGTGGCCGCACGCAAGGTGATCAAGGCTGCGTCCGGAATCCTGGATGTGCCTGCGATCCAGCGCATGAGGGTTGTGCGGTGGATGTTGAGCAGCGAGAGCGCAAAGCCCTCGCCACCCAAGTGGTCAATCAGATCGACCAGCTCCTGGCGGTGTTCGGTTGCACGGCGTTCGCGCACGGGAACGTGCGGGATTTGGATGCGTGCGCGGCGTAGTTTTGGGGTGTCCATGGGGGTCTCGTTTGTGTTGAGATTAGACCAACTACTTGAGAATGTCCACGGTGCAAACTGCGCATAATGTATATTAAGTTTTTCTCAATACTCTGTGATTTCAATACCATCCCAGAGGCAAATTAGTTTTGCTATATCACTATGCTACCGTGGTGTGAGCATATTGCACGAGACCCCTTAGAACGTCAAGCAAAACAGAGCACTACAGCAGCACAGAAAAGCACGCCGCAAACGAAGCCATAGGTGAAGTGGTTGTAATCGCGCATGAAAGTCTCCTAGTCGTGGATTGAGGTTTCCTCAATTTCAAAGGTGTAGCCTTTGATCTCGGGGTACTTGGTTGCGAAGTTCACGAGGATCTTCGTGGGGGTGGCCAACTCGTCGCTCATGCGTAGAGCTTGATTGACCAGAATGGGGGCGGGCAGGTCGCAGCGCTTGTTCCACCAGGCGACTGCCTTGCTGCGAGCGTAACCCTGGTGCTCCAGGCACACGTACTCGGACACCGAGCGGATGCCGCAGTAGTAGGTCACGCGCAGCGTGTCGACACCGCTCTTGCCGTGGTGTCGCATGTACTCCACCTTGCTGACCGTCATCTCGACCGGGGGCACTTCGGTGGACAGGATCGCGCCGACGTGGTGCACCTTCTCTGCCTCGCGCTCGATCACCGGGAACTTGAACCCACACTCGGGGCAGGTCTGAGACATAATCGGCACATGGCTCGAGCAAGTCGGGCAGGTCTTAACCGGGGCTTCTCCGGGTGGGCCTTTTTTACCCTTGCGCGGGGGGATCACCTGATCGATGAAACCGTGTCGGCGTACATTCCCCCCAAAATCCAGGACCAGGCAGTCGGCCTTGCCCTCATGCAGGCGCAGCCCACGGCCCACCATCTGCACGTACAGGCCAGGTGAAAGGGTAGGGCGCAGCATCACCACAGCGTCGGTGGCCGGGTGATCAAAGCCCGTGGTCAGGATCGAGCAGTTGACCAGGGCACGCAGCTCGCCAGACTTAAACCTGCGGATCTGTTCGTCGCGCTCGGTGTTGGACATCTCCCCGCTCACGTAGGAGCTGGCGATGCCGCGACGACCCAATGCTGCGGCCATTTGGCTGGCGTGCTCCACGGTCACACAGAAGATCAACCAGGCCTCGCGCTGCGCACAGCGCTGCACGATCAGCTCCGCGTGATGCTCGACCAGCTTGATGGCGCTCATGCGCTCACCCAACTGGCCCAGGTTGTACTCGCCACCTACGGTGCGCACGCCTTCCAGGTCGACATCGTCGCCGTGCTTGGAGGTCAGGTTGGACAAGAAGCCCTGGCCAATCAGGTCGGCCACGTTGGCCTCGTAGCTGATGCCGTCGAAGAGCGCCCCATCTCCCTCGTGCAATACCCCCGAGTCCAAGCGATAAGGGGTCGCCGTGAGGCCGATCAGCTTGGTGTAGGGGTTAGCCGCCAGGCACGCGTCCAGGAGCTTCCTGTACATGCCATCGCTCTTGTGTGGGATCAGGTGCGCCTCATCGATGATGATGAGATCAAAGCGCCCATGGAACTGGGTCTTGTTGTAGATCGACTGGATGCTGGCCACGGTCACGGGCTTCAACTGTCGCTTGCCCAGGCCTGCCGAGTAGATGCCCACGGGCGCATGGGGCCACACACGCTTGATGGCCTTGGCGTCTTGCTCGACCAGCTCCTTCACATGCGTCACCACCAAGATCTGGGTGTCGTGGTATTCGGAGCAGGCGCGTCGAATGAACTCAGCGAGGATCACCGACTTGCCGCTGCCGGTGGGCGTGACGATCAGCGGGGCATTCTTGCCCGCACCGAACCAGTCGTAGATCGACTGGATGGCGTCGGTTTGATACTCGCGAAGTTTCATTTGTCGTTCAGTGTTTCGTCGCTGCCCATCACGCCGTCGACGATCTCGCCTGCGATGGCGAAGTAGCCAATGCCGTCGACGATGTTGTCCTTGTGGTTAGGGTTGACCTGCATGCGTGCGATCTTGAAGAGCACCATCATCATGGCCACATCAGCGGCATCGATGGCGACGTCCTTCTCCATCTCACCTGAGAGGTACACCGACCAGTACTCAGCGATCAGGGCGTGCGTGTTCTCGGGTGCGCCGTGGATGTTCTGGCGGTCGCGGCAGATGGTCTGCTCTGCTTGTTGTAGGTACTGGGCGCGGTTCATTGGAGTCTCCTCAGAATGGGGGTTGGTCGTTGTTCTTTGATCCCACGATGCGCGAGTCGGGGAACTCTTGCTTGATCTGGGCGGTGAGTGCGTCGTTGACGATGCTGCGCACAGTCAGTGGCAGCTCGGCGCTGGTGAGGCACATGACGATGTCGTTGGTCATGTTCTCCTCGCTGCGGTCGGCATCCTCGGTGACGTTGGCAAAGATCACGCCGCTGTCGCGGTCGCGGTACTTGATCCAGTCGCTGCCTGCATCGAGCGGCTCGGCCCAGTTGATGAGCGGTGGAATGAATAGATGCGAGCGGCATCCAATGCGCTGCTCGTCATAGGAGAGCAGGCGCTGCTGTGATGCGCACGACCACTTGGCATCGGCCACCGGGGAGGCGTGCACGCAGGTGCGGCAGTTCTTCTGCGCCACCTGCTCGGTGTGACACACATCGTAGTGGTCGCAGAACTTGCACAGATACCAGGCCGGGTTGTCGTTGATGCGTGGCGGTGGCTCATCGGCATCGATGATCTGCTGGGCCTTGGCCAGCAATTCGTCGAAGACCTTCTTGTCAAAGTGAATCCACTCGCTCCACAGCTCGTCGGTGTTCTTGTTCACCGCGAGGTAAAGCGCACGCTCCAGCTCGGCCAGGCCCATGTAGAGAATCATCTGAGCGTAGTGCTCGGGCTTGTGCTCTTGCACGCCCTTGGCGACCAGCTCCTTGAAGGACTTCTCGCCGTGGGTCTTGAACTCGATGATGGCCCAGGTCTTGGGAGCCTCTGGCAGGCCGCGACCAATGGCGTCGCACGATCCACCCAGGTGACCATTGACCGCAGCGAAGCGGTGCTGCTGCTTGGTGTCGGGGTCTTTGTCGTACACCTCCGCACCGATGCCGCGCAGCTCATCGAGGAAGCGCACTTCCTCGCGGTGGCCGGTGTTGAACAAGCGCTTCATGCGGCCATCGAACTGCTTGGCGCTGGCCCAGCGGAACGAATACCACAGGGCACGCTTGCACTCTTTGCCAAGCTGAGAGCAGCCCAGGTGTGGCCTGGGTGCGTCGTCTTGCGAGTCGTACCAGCGCACGATGGCGTCGCTGGTGGTGTTCATCTGGGCGGGGATCTTGGCCATGTCAGTTGGGCACAAAGATCTTGCTGTTGCCACCGGTCATGACGATGGGTGAGTCTTCCTCGAGCGCACCGGTGATGGCGTTCAACGCGACCGCACCCATGCGCTGCGCTTGCGTGAAGTCTTGCTGACCAGGCACAACCACCGGGTCGGTGATCATGCGAACGTCGACCGATCCCTCGGCGGTGTCTTGAACTGTGATGATGATGATGGCCATGGCGTGCTTTCAGAGTTTGTATTTCGGGGCGCAAGTCACATCGACAACGATGTCAGCGGTGAAGCCATTGATCTTGCGTTTGGTGTAGATGACAACGGCGCGGGTGTTGTTGGCCTCGCATTCGTTGATGGCGAGGATGACCTCGTTGCGTGACATGCCCTGAATGTCCTTGTCCAGGGTCAGCGTTTGTTCGACGGGCTTGGTTGTGATGCAGGCGGAAAGCAAAAGCAACAGCGCCGGGGCGAGAATTATTTTCATGTTGTCCTCCGGGAGATGGGGGCCGAAGCCCCCGGGTTGATCACGCTGCGGCTTTTTTCTTCCACACCGGTGTGCCACCACCGGCTGCTGGCGCATTGACTGCGGGTTGCATGGGGGCGGGTGCAGCGGCGGGAGCCGATACACCACCAGAGGCCGCGCTGTAGGACTTGACGCGGTTTTGCGCCTCGTACCCATCGCGACCGTCCTCGATGGTCACATCGAGCACCAGTGGGATGTTGTGGAGCTGTTCGCTGTCGGTCAGGTGCAGCACGTTGGTGGCCATGCACAAGGCGTTCAAAGACTCCATCGCGATCTTCTCAGCGGTCTTGTTCTGGTTGCGGATGTTCAAGCGGTCGAAGATCTTGCGACCTTTGCCGCTGCCATCGATCACCTCAAAGGTGATCTGCAAGTACTCGCCGGTCATGTTCTTGGTCTTCTTCATTTCGCTGGCAATGGCCATGCACAGGTACTTGCCCTTGGGGAGCACGTCGTAGGTGTTGGTGGGCATTGAGGGGTCGGCTTGGTAGTTGAGTTGTGCCATGGTGAAAGTTCCTTTGGTTGGTTAGTTGGCGGGGGTGATGGCGGACGAGAATGCGTCCCACGTCAGCGGCATGCTGTCGGGCAGGCCGTAACGATTCTTGGCGAGGTATGCGGGCTTCTCGTTGGCGTACATCAGGCGCTCACCGGTGGTGATGCCGCGACGCACTTCCTTGTTGAAGCCGACCTCAGTTTCTTTCGTGAGCACGCGGTAGTTGCAGAACAACACCGCGTCGCACCACTCTTGCACCAGGGCCGAGCTGCGGGCCTGGAGCTTGGGTTGGTAGCGCTCGTAGGGTTCGGTCTCGGGCGAGTCAAAGCGCTTGATCTCGGTGTGTGCGATCAGCACGCTGGCCATGCCCTTGTCATCGCGCAGCGCAGCCAGGCCATCGAGGATGTTTCGCCAGTAGTCGGCAGCGATCACCGCGCCCTTGCCGTAGGCCAGCTCCTTGGCGTCGTGCTTGGCGTTGATGTCCACCCAAATCAGGTTGTCCAACCAGTCCAGCGAGTCGATGACGACCGTGCCGAACTTGTGATCTTCCGAATACAGTGTGCTAATCGCATCAAGCACGTCCTGGTAAGAGGTGGCCAGGGGGAAGTGATCGATCTCCAAGCGGCCCAGGCCGTCCTCGGTGAGGATAAAAATCGGGTCGGGTGCACCGGCTCCGAAGGTGGTCTTGCCAAGGCCGTGCGGCCCGTAGATCATCACGCGGGGGGCTTTGACGCCCTCGCTGCGCTTGATCGAGTTCAAGTTGAATGCCATGTTGAATTCCTTTCAGTTGGCGGGTTGGTGGTTAGGCTTTGATTGACACAGCGGTCTTGGCTGGCGCGACGGTGATGGCTTTGGCCAGCATCGCCCAGACTTCGGGTTCGTTGTTCTTGAGGAACTTGGCACCGGTCTCGTCGAGTTTGGTTTCGACTTTCAGCGGGCGCATGTTGGCGGGCAGCGCACCGCAGATCTGCATGAGCTGATCCATGTCCGCTTTGTAGGTGAGCTTGCCGGTGATGGTGACCTTGAGGCCGTTGCCCAGTTCGTGGGTTTCAGCGCCTTCTTCGCGGTTGCCAAAGAGCGCAATGATTTGCTCCTCGATCTGCACGCGTTGTTTGTTGGCCTCGGCTTCGGCCTTCTTGGCAGCAACCAGTTGCTCGACGAGTTGCTCGGGGGTGATGTTCAGTTTGGTAGCCATGGTGTTTCCTTTCGTTTGTTGCGTGGCTGTCATTACCACGATGGGGATCATACATGATGTTGAGTTAATCCCAACATCGAGGTCAAAAAAAGTCAGAAGTTCGTGAAGCGGTTGATGTCGAAGCCATCGGGCCAGTCGCCCAGGCGCGGGCCAATCAGGTCGCCTTTGCCGCTGCGTGGCAGGTACATGGCAATGCAGTCTTGCTCGAGCGTCTCGGCCATCGCGTAGATCAGCGAGCGAATCGAGTAGACCATGTTGCCCTGGACGTTCACGCGCACCACCAGGTTCTGGTGCAGCTCGATCTGGTCAAGGGTAGGGTGCTCGACCTCGATGTCGTGGCGGCGTGCCTCGACCGGCCCCAGGCCTGCGGCGTCCAAGATGTCGAGCGCCAGGCTGGCGCGGCGTTGCGCGTCGGCCAGGCTGTTGCGTGCTCCGCGCACGTCCAGTCGGATGTTGAGTTCGACGATCATGCGCTGGCCTCCTGGTTGACGTTGACGTATTGCGAGTCGCTCCACACTTGCAGGCGCTCGATGATCACGGGGTCGCGAGTGCTGCGTTTCGCCTGGCGCAGTGCATCGGTGTGGTCCTTTGCGCCGATCATGATCCAGCCAAAGCGGCCCTGGTAGCGGTAGGACACCAGGCCGTTGACGGCCAGGGGTTTGTCGTGGATGGTGGTGGGCTGGTTCATGATGACCACCATGCGACGAGCAGTGCAGCCAGGCCAACGGCAATGACGATGGCCACCAGGTAGTCCAGTGCGGTTTCGGTGTAGTGGTTCACAGGCCAGCCCTCGCGATAGCCGCTTCCATGCGGTTGTTGGCACGCTCGCTCTTGATGAGCTTGGCGGCATCACGTTGCAAGCCATCAATCACGCTGTCGCGCAACAGGTCGGAGATGTCCTCGTCGCCGATGTAGGCGTGGTAGAGGTTGAAGCTGTAGGGGTCGAAATAGCAATCGAGCATGTAGGGCATGTCGGAAGGCTCGAGCTGGTAGTTGACCAGGTCATCGTGCTCGAGGTCGCGGCTGGCTTTGGCGGCTGTGTGCTTGGCGCATTTGTTGGCGTAGGCCTTGGCTTTTTCTTCGGTGTCAAACCACACAAAGGGTGGCAAGAATTCTTTGGCGTCGTCGTCGTACAGGCGGACCAAGAATGAGAAGTTGCCCTTGAAGACAATGGCGTCAACGCCGTCGACTGCGTTGCGTGAGGTGTAGATGTTTTCCATGTTGCTGTCCTTTCGTTTGTTACGTGGCGATGATTGCCCACGGAACGAATCATACAACATGTTGAGAATGTCTCAACACTAGGGACAAACCCTTAGAACGTCTGTTTTCAGATGGGCTGTATCCACAGGGTGCGTGCTGTCCAGGCGATCTCTCGATTCTCGAGCACGGTGTTGTCGCAAGTGAGCAGCAGGTTGAACAAGTCCTTCTTGTACCCGCGCCGCACGATGGCCATCACGAGTCCGCCGTCCTTGAAGGCCACCAGGCACATCTTGTCCAGGCACTCAGCGGCCTGGCCCTGTGCGCCGTCGATGAAGTAGAGCCAGCCATCTTGCGGGCTGTTGACGATGCGAAGCTGCAAGACAAACGAGCCAGAAGGCACGTCAGCCGGGGCGTTGACCGTGTCGTGTGTGCCCCTGGGCAGCAGGCTCACCGCGCAGTGCTTGCCGATGAATCCAGCGATGGGAACTTTCCTCACGTCGTCCATGACCTCGATGCCTGCCTGGCGCATCACCTCGGTGACCGGCAGCAGGAGGTGACCGGCAATGGCGCGGGCTTCCTCCATGGTCATGCGTCGTTTGCCCGCGAGCATGTAGGACACGCTGGCCGGATCGAGGCCCATTTTCTTGGCGAGCTGGCGCTGGGATATTCCAACGGACTTGAGTTTGTCCTTGAACCAATTCTGATCGATGGGTGGCATACCGCAGGTGTGTTTTAGAATCCGCTCAATATGTTGCGCCCCTACCAACATAGAGTCAAGTGTGGTCAAATTCACACTGTGTAGCAATCTGGAGAAGTCCCCCATGCCAAACCCCAAACATGCAATGCAACCCGCCCGAGCGGTGATAGACCGCTTCGGTGGCTGTCGCCCATTGGCCCGCGTGCTCGACATCAATCCCTCAACGATCAGCAGATGGACTACTTCCACCGCACGACGCGGTACGAATGGACGCATCCCCCAGAAGTACTGGGGCCAGATCTGCATGGCTGCGCAGGATCAGGGGTTCACTGTCACCGTGAACGATTTGGCCGGAATGTAGAGATTTACTCAACATCGTGTAATAATGTAAATGCCAGCGCTGAGACCCTTGGCTGATCCCCTTGGGTTGTTGTCCTCCCTGTCCCAACTTTCAGCGCTGGCACCTTTGATCGGAGACGGACGGGAATAAAAAAAAGGACAGGTGACCGTGGAAACATCAGCTTCAGAGATTGCCCGCCAGCTAGGCGGAGCCAAACGATCCGGGGACAACTGGTCGTGCCGGTGCCCAGCACACGACGACAGGCAAGCGAGCCTGTCAATCAAAGACACAGACGATGGCAAGCTCCTCGTGCGCTGCCACGCAGGGTGTGAACAAAGTGATGTCATCAATGAATTGAAGATTCTTGGTTTGTGGCCAGGTCAATCAAGAACCAAGCCAGTGCCTAAGTCGCTGCCTCCACCGGTGGTCGTCGAGCTGCCTACAACACCCAGCACCAACAGCAAAATTGTCGCGACCTACGACTACGTCGACGAGGATGGAAAGCCTTTGTACCAGGCCGTGCGCTTCGAGCCGAAGACTTTCCGGCAGCGTCAACAAGCCCCTGACGGCACATGGAAGTGGAGCCTGACCGGGGCGCGTCGTGTGATCTACCGGCTCCCGCAGGTGATCCAGGCCGTGGCCACAGGGCAGACAATCTACATCTGCGAGGGCGAGAAGGACGTGCACACCGCTGAAAGCCTGGGCCTGGTGGCCACCTGCAACGCCATGGGGGCGGATAACGGAAATGGCAACAAGTGGTTTGCGGAGTTTGCGCAGTACCTCAAAGGGGCCAACGTCGTGGTCATTCCAGACCAGGACGAACCAGGCATCCGACACGCTGAGTGGGTCATATCGACACTCAATGGCGTGGCGTCTAGCGTCAAAGTGTGCAACCCTGCGGCAGGCAAGGATTTGTCAGATTGGGTGCAAGCCGGGGCAAATCGCTCGGACATTGAGGCCAGCCTGGTCGACGCCTTCGAGGTCGATGGCCACGCCGCAGCGCCCCGCGAGGGCTTCCAGTTCCTGGACGTGGCCGACCTCATCACCGACATCAAACCCATCGATTGGCTGGTGCGCGACTACTTCGAGCGCGACGCCATCAGCTTGATCTACGGCCCGCCAGGCTGCGGCAAATCGTTCTTCGCCATCGACATCGCGGCCAGCATCGCGCTGGGCGAGGATTGGCTGGGCCACAAGGTGCGCAGCGGCCCGGTGTTCTACATCGCAGGCGAGGGCCACAACGGCTTGGCCAGGCGCTTCAAAGCCTGGGAGGTCTCACGCGGTGTGCCGATCCCAAGGGGGCGGATTTTCAAATCAGCCGGGGCGCTGTCCATCCTGGACGAGGACGCGGTGCTGGAGATGGTGGGCGTGATCCAGGCCACCATCGAGGTCACCGGCGAGATCCCCGCCACGGTGGTGGTGGACACGCTGGCGCGGAACTTCGGCGCAGGAGATGAGAACAGCACCGAGGACATGTCCCGATTCATCATGCACGTCGACCGGCACTTGCGCCAGCGCTGGAGCTGCAACGTGCTGATCGTTCACCACAGTGGCCACAACATGGAGCGTGCTCGCGGCAGCTCTGCACTGAAGGCAGCGGTCGACTCCGAGATCGAGGTGACCAAGGACGAGGCGGGCAACGTCAAGATCAAGGCCACCAAGATGAAGGACGCCGAGCTGCCCGACGAGCTGCTGCTCAAGTTGAAATCGGTCGAGCTGCCAGGCGTGGTGGACGAGGACGGCAACCCAGTCACCAGCGCGGTGTTGCAGCCCGCAGGCAACCTGGCTGCGTCCGTCGTGGCCGAACGTACCGACGGCAGCAAGATCACCGCCAAAGAGGCGCTTGAGGTGCTCGACCGTGGCTGGCTCTCCGAGCGTGACCTGGGCGAGGCACTCACATGCAGCCGACGCCAGGTGCGCAACGTCATCACGGCGCTCAAGAACTACAAATTCATCGACGACAAATCGCTGACCGAGACGGGCCGCGCTGCGCTGTCCAGGCTGGGCCATGAACTCAAACAAAAACACGTCCCGATTTACAAGCGGGCAGACTTAGATTGAAAGGGCGAGCATGATTTCCAGAGCCATCTTTTTAAGCGCCTTCATCGGTTGGAGCGGGGCCAACCTGCTGCCACCCGAACCACCCACCGCTGCGCAGCTCATGGCCAAGGCCAGGCAAAAGTCCCGCAGCGCGGTGTGCGACAAGAAAAAGAAAACCAAGACCGTGCGAGAGCTGTGCAAACAATGGGGAGAACCAACATGACAGATGACGAAATCATTGAGATGGCTAGACAGGCTGGATGTGTTGAAGACAAGCATTACAAAGGCGAAGTCATCTTCATCAGCAATGACGCGCTTGAACGCTTTGCCAAACTGGTAGCCGCCAAAAAACAAGAAGACATCATTCAAATCATCAAAGAAACACCATTCAGTAATTGGTTTCAAGCTGATGTGATTGAAGCCATCAGAGCCAGAGGTGAAGCATGAGAAAACGATCCAAGTACAAACCCAAGGGCGTGCGCTTTGACGTCATGGCCTACATCAAGCAAGGCATGCAGCGCATGGCCAGCCACCCGGCAGCGTTGGATTTGCGCATCAAGAACCACCAGGCCTTGACCAGCATCGTGCGTGGCACGGGCACCAGGGACGACGTGGATGTCCTCATCAACGCCTTCAACGTGACCGAGGCCCTGGCCAAAAAGATCGAGCTGGGCGACCAGTACACCATCGAGATCCAGGGTGGCCAGGATGCGCTCTTCACCATGGCCAGGCGCTGCGTGGACAAAAACCGGTTCATCTTCACCGGCCCCGAGATGCAGGCCGTGAACCTCGCCATGGAGATCCACGACGCGCAGTTGGACGAGGTCAGCGTGGCGGATCTGGAGCGGGCGCTGGAGTACGTGGTCGAGCAGATTCGCAACAAGCGGGCGAGGGTGGTGATGCTGGAGGCACAGGCCAAATGAATAAAAAAGCACTCCACGTTTTGGTCACGCAAGGCCGTACCAGCTTAAAAAATAGGCAGCGTACCAGTTGCGTACCACTTTTTGAAAACCGCCCGCAAAGCCCCGTGGATACTGGGTTTGACTGGTACGCTAGACCGTGACCAAAAAAAGTTATCCACTGGTACGGTGGTACACACCTTTAAAGGTGTACCACCACGGACCAGCGTTTCAGTTTTGGTTTCATTTTTTGGTGCGCGTAACGAACCATGTGGTTCGTATGATGTTGCCATCACAACTTGAATGGAGGGCAGTATGGCCAAAAAAACTTGCACGGTATGTGGAGTTGAAAAGCAGACCGATCAATTTCAACTTCGGTACGTTAACGAGAACCAGGAACCAATTTATCGAAACAACTGCAAAGCATGTCGAAACGTGTTGGATCAAAAGTACAGAGAGCGGATCAGGCGGTGGGCCAACGCTCAGTATGCCGAGACCAAGCGTTTGGCCGAGCTGGGCAGGAAATACGAGGCCATGCTGAAAGACACCACATGAACAGATTGAACATCACTTTGCCCTATCCGCCATCAGGCAATCACATGTGGAAACACACCAAGGGTGGAAGCCACTACCTCACCACCAAAGCACGCGACTACTACGCCGATGTGCGCCTGGCTGTGTGGCAACAAGGCAAGCACATCAACATCGACCAGCATGTGAGCGTGCAGTGCATCTTCTACCCGCCAGACAAACGACGCCGAGACCTGGACAACGCCTGGAAGGTGATCTCCGATGCGCTGACCAGGGCCAACGTGTGGCAGGACGATCACCTGATCCGCCAGCTGCTGCTGGAGTGGCAAACTCCAGTCAAAGGCGGAAAAGTCTTTGTTTCCATTGCCTTGCGTGATGAGATTGTCGTAACATCTTGAGAATTAACCAATATCGGAGCGGCATGGCAACACGAATGATCGCGGTCAACGAACACGGCAAGCGCATCGGTGAGGATCACCAGCATGCCAAGCTCACCAACGAACAAGTGGATCGCATTCGCGATCTGCACGAAGACCACGGTCTGAAGTATTCACAGCTCGCCGAGATGTACGGCGTCAGCAAATCGATGATCGCAGGCGTGTGCCAATACCGTCGCCGCGCACAAACCCCATTCGGTTGGAAGAAGCTGGAGCCAGACGATGAAGTTTGACGACGTCACCGACTTGGTGGTCAAGGGCGAAGCCAAAGAACGGCCATTGACGCCCAAGCAGCAGATGTTCGTCCGCGAGTACCTGGTCGATCTAAACGCCAAGCAAGCGGCCATTCGTGCAGGCTACAGCGCCAAAACAGCGGAGGAGCAAAGCTACCAGCTCATTCGGAAAACTTCGGTTCAACGCGCAATCCAGGCTGGCATGGACAAGCGAGCGGTGAGCGTTGACATCAGCGCAACACGGGTGCTGAACGAAATCGCGAAGCTCGCCTTCTTCGATCCGCGCAAGCTCCTCAACGATGACGGCACGCCCAAGCGCGTGCACGAGCTGGACGATGAGACCGCCGCAGCGGTGGCCGGGATCGAGATCGTGACCAAGGGCAACGACGACCTGGGCTATGCGGACATCTTGAAGATCAAGCTGGCCGACAAGTCCAAGAACCTGGAGCTGCTGGGCAGGCATCTCAAACTCTTCACAGACAAGATCGAAATCGATGTCGGCGGTGAGCTGGCCCAACGCATGAAGGAAGCCCGTGAGCGCACGCGACAAGGTTGAACAAGAGCTAGTCGAGTACATGGTCGAGTGCAGCCACGACCCGCTGGGGTTTGTGCTGGGTGCATTCCAGTGGGGCAAAGGGGAGCTGGCCAAGTTCGACGGGCCCGACCAGTGGCAGCGCGAGACCTTGAACACCATCGGCGAGCAGCTCCGCGCCGGGCAGATCACCACGCAGGAAGCCATCCAGATCGCCATTGCATCGGGCCACGGCATTGGCAAATCAGCGTTGGTGTCTTGGATCATCCTGTGGGCCATGAGCACCTACGAGGACACCAAGGGTGTGGTCACGGCCAACACCGAGAACCAGTTGAAGACCAAGACCTGGGCCGAGTTGGCCAAGTGGTATCGGCTGTGCATCACCCGGCACTGGTTCGAGTTCACGGCCACGGCGCTCTTCGCCAAGTCAGCCGAGCACGAGAAGACCTGGCGCATCGACATGGTGGCCTGGTCCGAGCGCAACACCGAGGCCTTCGCGGGCTTGCACAACAAGGGCAAGCGCATCTTGCTGGTGTTCGATGAAGCCTCGGCTATTCCCGACCTGATCTGGGAGGTGTCCGAGGGCGCGTTGACCGATGATGAGACCGAGATCATCTGGTGCTGCTTTGGTAACCCAACCAAGAACGTGGGGCGCTTTCGCGAGTGCTTCGGCAAGTTCAAGCACCGCTGGAAGACACGCCAGATCGACAGCCGCACGGTCAAGATGACCAACAAGACGCAGCTCCAGAAGTGGGTCGACGACTACGGCGAGGATTCCGACTTTGTGCGCGTGCGTGTGCGCGGCGTGTTCCCGGCTGCATCGAGCAACGCGCTGCTGGGCCCCGAGGAGGTCGAGGCCGCGATGGCACGCGAGTACAAGCCCGAGATGTTCAACCACGCCGCCGTGATCCTGGGGGTGGACGTGGCCCGCCAGGGCGATGACGCCAGCGTGATCGCACGCAGGCAAGGCCAGGCTGCATTTCCGTTGAAGCAAATGCGCATCCCCGACACCATGCTGGTGGCCGCACAAGTCTCCGCGCACCAAGACGAGCACGAAGCCGACGCGGTGTTCGTGGACGCCACCGGCGGCTACGGCGTGGGCGTGGTCGATGCCATGCGACAAACCGGGCGCGACCCTATCGAGGTGTACTTCAACGGCAAGGCCACCGACCAGCGCTACTTCAACAAACGCAGCGAGATGTACTTCGACATGGCCAAGTGGATCAAGAACGGCGGCTCGCTGCCCAACGACCCCGAGCTGGCCGAGGAGCTATGCGCTGCGACCTACTCGTTCCAGGGCGACAAGTTCCGCTTGGACGACAAGGACACGATCAAGGAAGAGATCGGGCGCTCGCCCGACAAGGCCGACGCCTTGGCGCTCACCTTTGCCTCGCCCGTGGTCAAGCGCACCTTGGCCAACCGCTACCGCAACCAGGCCAGCCGTGGCGAGTTCGACCCGTACCAGGCCATGCGGGCTGCGCGTGGTGCGCGTGAGGAGAATCACGACCCCTATAGTTCTCCAAACCGTTGAGAGATCCGCAATGCAACCTGCGCTCACCCAGGACAGCCCGCTATCGCACATGGCCTCGCCCGAGACCGTGCGCGAGCTTGAGCGTCACCTGTTGGAGCTGCCCCAGGTTGATCTGGGTTCAGCGCACATCGTGCACGGTGGCATGTGCGCACGCACGATTTTCATTCCAGGTGGCACGGTGCTGACTGGCGCTTTGACCAACTGCGACAACATCTGCGTGATGCACGGCGACATCACGGTGACCACCGATGAGGGGTCGCTGCGCTTGACCGGCTTTCATGTGCTGCCAGCGCGTGCCGGGTTCAAGCGGGCAGGCATGACCCACGCCGACACCTATTGGACGACGATCTTCAAGACCGACAAGACCGACGTGCACGACATCGAGAACGACATGACACCCGAGGCCGACATGCTCCAGACCAGGCGCGAGGGCATCGAGTACGTGAAGCAACCCGCCTTAGAAGGAGAATGAAATGAGCTTTGGAATTTCCGCCGCAACCTGGGCCATGGTGGCCGCAGCCACCACCGTTGCCGGTGTTTACGTGCAAAACGAAAGCGCCCGCAAGGCCAACAACCTTCAGCAAGAAGCCATGCAAAACGCCAAGCAAGCTGCGTTGAAGCAAGAGGCTGCGTCCGACCAGGCCTTCAACAAGGCCAACGCCAAGACCCCCGATGTGGCATCGATCATGTCCGGCGCTTCGCAGTCCGCTCGCTCTGGTGGCGGTGGCACGATGTTGACCGGCCCGCAGGGCATCGACATGGCTGCACTCAACTTGGGCAAGAGCACCTTGCTGGGCATGTAAACCATGAGTGAATACACCGGCGACAACCAACCCAGCTCGAGCAAGCTGCCAAAGCGAGACAAGCTCTACACACGCTGGGGCCAGTTGAAGTCCGAGCGGGCCTCCTGGCTTTCGCACTGGAAAGAGATCAGCGACTACCTGCTGCCACGCAGCGGGCGCTTCTTCATCCAGGATCGTGACAAGGGCTGGCGCAGACACAACAACATCTACGACTCAACCGGCACTCGCGCATTGCGCGTGCTGGCCGCAGGCATGATGTCTGGCATGACGAGCCCAGCTCGTCCGTGGTTTCGCTTGGGCATCGCTGACCCGGAGCTGATGAAGTACGCCCCGGTCAAGGCGTGGTTGCATCAGAACACGCAGATGATGTTGCAGATCTTCAGCAAGGGCAACACCTACCGCGCACTGCACTCGATGTACGAGGAGCTGGGCGCATTCGGCACGGGCGCATCCATCGTGATGGCCGACTACAACGACGTCATCCGTCACTACCCGCTGACCACCGGCGAGTACGCCATTGCCACCAACTACCGGGGCGAGGTGACCACCATCTACCGCGAGTTCCAAAAGACCGTGGCCGAGGTGGTAGGCGAGTTTGGCATTGACAAGGTCAGCTCTGCGGTCAAGAACATGCACGACCGTGGCAGCTTGGACCAGTGGATCACCATCGTGCACGCCATCGAGCCGCGTGTGGATCGTGATCCGCGCATGAAGGACGCCAAAAACATGCCCTGGCAGTCGTGCTACTTCGAGCTGAACCAGGATGGCGACAAGTACCTGCGCGAATCGGGCTTCAAGGAGTTCCCCGCATTGGTGCCACGTTGGGCCACCAGCGGTGGCGACATCTACGGCAACGGCCCTGGCATGGAAGCGCTGGGCGACATCAAGCAATTGCAGCACGAGCAACTGCGCAAGGCACAGGCCATCGACTACAAGACCAAGCCACCGCTGCAAGTGCCAGCCTCGATGAAGAACCGCGACATTGAAACGCTGCCAGGCGGTGTGTCGTTCGTCGACATGGCAAGCAGTGCTGGTGGAATCAAGACCGCCTTCGAGGTGAACCTGGATCTCAATCACCTGCTGATGGACATTGGCGACGTGCGCGAGCGCATTCGTGGTTCGTTCTACGCCGACTTGTTCTTGATGCTGGCCAACCAAACCGATGCACGCATGACCGCGACCGAAGTGGCCGAGCGCCACGAAGAGAAGCTCTTGATGCTTGGCCCGGTCCTCGAGCGCCTGCACAACGAGCTGCTCGACCCCATGATCGAGATGACCTTCTCGCGCATGGTGGAGGCGGGCATCGTGACACCACCACCGCCCGAGCTGCAAGGTATGGAGATCAACGTGGAGTTTGTCTCCATGCTGGCCCAAGCACAACGCGCCGTGGCCACCAATGGTGTGGACCGCTTCGTGGGCAATCTCGGAGCCGTGGCAGGCATCAAGCCTGACGTGCTCGACAAGTTCGATGCGGACAAGTGGGCCGATGAGTACAGCGAGATGCTGGGCATCAGCCCCGAGTTGATCGTGCCAAGCGACCAGGTCGCCTTCATCCGCCAAGAGCGGGCCAAGGCACAGCAGGCCGCACAACGCTCGGCGATGCTCAACCAAAACGCGGACACCGCAAACAAGCTCGCCGGTGCCAACACCGGTGGGCAAAACGCCCTCACCGATGTGATGGGCATGTTCTCTGGCTACAACTCACCCGGCCCAACAGGAGTTTGACATGGCATTGGTATCCCTCAAGCAAGAAGGCGACGAAGACATCGCCGCCTACCGTCCCAACCAATACGGCTACGGCACTGAGATCAGCTTGAATGCAGAGCAGTGCGAGGCGCTGGGCATCAGCAAGATGATGCGTGCCGGGCAGACCGTGACGCTGCGAGCCATGGGTGTGGTCACACGCTCCACCGAGGAGCTGGAAGCCTCCACCGATTCGGGTGGCAAGGACGTGTCGATGTGCATTCAGTTGACCGAGATCGAGGTCAAGGCCACGGGTGGTGCAAATGCAGGCAAGGCCGCGCAGATGCTCTACGGCGAAGACGATTGATTGGTGCGCGTAATCCAACACCAACAGACTAAATTCCCTACATGAGCAACTTTGATCCGCTGGATCTACGAGGACAAGAACGCGCCAAGGAGCAATCCGACGAGCGCAACAAGCTCGTCCTCGATCAAGAGAAAGATGATTTCAAGTGGCTCATGGGAAGCAAGAGAGGACGTCGCATAGTGTGGCGTCTGCTGGAGCGTACCGGTGTGTTTCGTACCTCGTTCACGGGCAACAGCGAGACCTTCTTCCGGGAAGGTCAGCGCAATGTCGGTCTGATGCTCATGGCTCAGATTCACGAGGTGTGTCCAGACCAGTACGCAGTAATGCTCAAGGAGCAATCAAATGTCAGAACCAACGCTGATGACCGACGCCACAACGACCACTGACGGCGCAACATCGCAACCCGCAACCACCGACGCAGCAGCGGCTCCGGCCAACACAGCGCCAGCGGACGCGGGACAACAGCAGCAAACCTCTGCGGCAGATTCAACCCAGGATGCAGCAAACACTGCCGAGGGTGATGGCCAAGCGGGCGACAAGGGAACGACGGACACCAAGCCTGACGTCCCAGAGAAGTATGAGTTCACCATGCCTGAGAACGTCAAGATGGACGAGGCAGCGGTGAATGCCTTCTCGGAATTCGCCAAGGAAGCCGGATTAAGCCAAGAGGCCGCGCAGAAGATGATCGACAAGATGGCCCCCGCCATGCAGGCACGGCAAGCCGAATCGCTCAATGCGATCCGCGAATCTTGGGGAGAGTCTTCCAAAGCCGACAAGGAGTTCGGGGGCGACAAGCTCACGGAAAACCTGGCGGTGGCCAAGAAGGCAATGGACGCCTTTGGGACGCCAGAACTGCGCTCGCTGCTCAATGAGTCTGGTCTAGGGAATCATCCCGAAATCATTCGGGCTTTTTACCGGGCCGGTAAGTCAATCAGTGAAGATCGTTTTGTGCCCTCGGGCCAGGGCGGTCGCACAGGGGGGAAAGATCCAGCGTCTTCCCTGTATCCGAATCAGTAACTCGAAAGGAAAATAAACCATGGCAACCTTGTCTACCACCGCCCTGACCCTCGCGGACTGGGCCAAACGCATTGACCCCGAAGGTCGTGTACCCGTCGTCGCTGAACTGCTCTCCCAGTCCAACGAAATTCTCGAAGACGCCGTCTTCATGGAAGGCAACCTGCCAACCGGCCACCGCGTTGTCATCCGCACCGGCTTGCCCACCGTCTACTGGCGTGCCATCAACCAAGGTATCCCCACCAGCAAATCGACCACTGCACAAGTGGACGAGAGCTGCGGTATGTTGGAAGCCTACAGCGAGGTCGACAAAGACTTGGCCGAGTTGAACGGCAACACCGCTCAGTTCCGCTTGTCCGAAGACACCGCCTTCCTTGAGTCCATGAACCAGACTCAAGCGCAGACCATGTTCTACGGCAACCCCGGCACTGACCCCAAGCAATACCTGGGTTTGGCCTCACGCTACAGCTCTTTGTCTGGCGGCAACGCGCAGAACATTTTGTCTGCCGGTGGCTCTGGCTCCGACAACACCTCCATCTACTTGGTGGTGTGGGGCGACCAGACCGTGTTCTGCCCCTTCCCTAAAGGCTCCAAGGCTGGCTTGATCCACGAAGACCTCGGTTTGAACACCGTGTGGGATTCTGCTGGCGCTCGCTACCAAGCCTACCGCACCCACTACCAGTGGAAAAACGGCCTGGTCGTCAAAGACTGGCGCTATGTTGTTCGCATCGCGAACATCGACGTGTCCGACTTGATCGGCCAAACCGGCACACAAGCCTCCACCGCTGCCACCAACATCATCAAGCTGATGGCCCGCGCTTTGTATCGCATCCCCAACATGTCCATGGGACGCCCCGCGTTCTACATGAACCGCACTGTGCACTCTGGCATGGCCTTGGCCGCGCTGGACAAGAGCCAGTACGTGTTGAAGATCGAGCAAGGCTTGACTCAGTTTGGCCAACCCAATAGCTGGTTGTCCTTCCTGGGCGTACCTTTGCGCCGCGTTGATTCGTTGTTGAACACCGAATCTGTCGTGTCCTAATCCATCGAAACGAAAGGAAACTGAACCATGATTACCGATAAATTCCTGCGCGTTTCGGACGCGCAAGCTCTCACCACTACCGCAGTGTCGACCGACAAGGTTGACCTGTCACAAGCCCGCGACATTGGCGAAGGCGATGACCTGTACATGGTCTTCACCGTCGGCACTGCCTTGGCTGGCGGCACATCGGTCAACTTCCAAGTGACCGTGGCTGACGATGCTGCATTGAGCACCAACGCCACCACCATCGGCATGTCTGGTGTCATCGCAACTGCTTCGCTGGTTGCTGGTGCACAGTTCAGCGTGCGACTGAATCCTCAGATCGCATCGTTGGGCCGTCGCTACTTGGGTGCCACCTACACCATCGTGGGTACGTTCACTGCCGGTACAGTTACTGCCGACATCGTGACCGACATCCAGGACGGCAAGAAGTTCTACGCTTCTGGCTTCAGCGTGGTCTAAACCTACAAAACCTGAGAGGAGAAAACAATGGCGCAATACCGCGTGCTCACAAAATCGTTCATCAACAATGCCATCCGCGAAGAGGGCGATGTCGTCGAATACGACGGCCAGCCTGGCTCAAATCTGGAATTGATCGAGGACGACAAGCCCAAGTCCCAAAAGGGCAAGGGCAACAAGGGCGCGGTTGCGTCCGAATCTCAGGAGCAGGACGGGGAGTAATCCTCCCCTTCTGCGGGTTGAACCAGAGGGGGGCACGCGCCCCCCTTTTTTCTAAAGGCACGTCATGGCATCTGAAGTCGACATCTGCAATTTAGCGCTGGGCCATCTGGGCGATTCAGCCACCGTGTCCAGCATCGATCCCCCCGAGGGCAGCGCTCAAGCCGAGCACTGCGCACGTTTCTACCCCATCGCACGCGACTCACTCCTCGAGTTGCATGCGTGGAACTTTGCCACCACACGCGCCACCCTGGCGCTGCTAGGTTCAGCCTGGCCCGAGTGGCAATACTGCTACGCCACCCCAGGCGATGCGGTCAATATCCTGGCCATCCTGGCAGACAATGCCACCGATGACTACAGCGTGGCCAACAACTACGGCTTCACGCAAACCGGCCTCCCGCTCGTGGGTTCTGGCACATACACCCCACAGACCTACTCGCAAGAGACCTTGTCAGACGGCACGCTGGTGATCTACACCAACCAGGAAAACGCCGTGTGCCGCTACACCCGCACCATCACCGACACCACCGTGTTCTCGCCGCTGTTTGTCGATGCGCTCGCCTGGTACTTGGCGAGCTACCTGGCTGGACCCATCATCAAGGGCGATGCCGGTGCAGCCGAGGCCAAGCGCTGCATGGCCAATGCCGTGGGCATGATGAGTAAGGCCACCGTGTCGGACGCCAATCAGCGTCGCACCAATATCGCCCAAAACGTGGGCTGGATCGCAGGACGCTAACCCATGGCCAACATTCGCACGCTCACTCGCTCCTTCGGTGGTGGCGAACTCACGCCCGAGTTCTTTGGCCGCATCGATGACGCCAAGTACCAATCGGGCCTGGCGTTGTGTCGCAACTTCATCACGCTGCCCCATGGGCCTGCGGCCAACCGCCCAGGATTTGCCTACGTGCGAGCGGTGAAGACCAGTGCCAAGCGCACCCGGTTGATCCCCTTTGCCTACAGCACCACGCAAACCATGGTGCTCGAGTTTGGCGACGGCTACGTGCGATTCCACACTCAAGGGGCCACGCTTAACGTGGGCAGCGTCACCGCCTGGGTGACCTCTACGGCCTACGTGATCGGTGATCTGCGCTCCAACGGAGGCACGAACTACTACTGCACCACCGCGCACACTTCGGGCACATTTGCCACCGACCTATCAGCAGGCAAGTGGTATGCGTTGACCGGCACGATCTACGAGATCCCCACGCCCTACGCTGAAGCGGACCTTTTCGACCTGCACTACGTGCAATCAGCCGACGTGCTGACGATCTGCCACCCTAACTACGCACCGCGTGAGCTGCGCCGTTACGGGGCCACCAACTGGCAACTGGCCACCATCTCGTTCACCTCCAGCCTGGCCGCACCCACGGGCGTGTCGGCAGCCGCGACCGGCTCGGGCACAGTGAGCTACAAGTACGTGGTCACCGCCGTGGGCGACAACGGCATCGATGAGTCGCTCGCATCCTCTATTGCCACCGTGAGCAACAATCTGCTCACCACCGGCAACTACAACACCGTGAGCTGGACCGCCGTGTCTGGAGCCAAGCGCTACAACGTGTTCAAGTTCTCAGGTGGCTTGTACGGTTACATCGGCCAATCCTCGGGCACGACCTTCGTGGACGACAACGTGACCGCCGACATGGGCAAAACACCGCTGGAGTCCTACAACCCGTTTGCAAGCTCTGGCAACTACCCAGGGGCGGTGTCCTACTACGAGCAGCGTCGCTGCTTTGCAGGCACGACCAACGCACCGCAGAACATTTGGATGACACGCACGGGCACGGAATCCAACATGAGCTACGCGCTGCCCATCCAGGATGATGACTCGATCAACTTCCGCGTCGCAGCGCGTGAGGCCAACACGATCCGACACATCGTGCCGCTCACCAACCTGGTGCTGCTCACAAGCTCCGCAGAGTGGCGCGTGACCAGTGTCAACTCGGATGCCATCACACCGACCACCGTGTCGGTTAAACCACAGTCCTATGTGGGCGCATCCAACGTGCAGCCCGTGGTGATCAACAACCAGATGATCTACGCCGCTGCACGCGGTGGCCACATGCGCGAGCTGGCCTACTCCTGGCAAGCCTCGGGCTTTGTCACCGGCGACTTGTCGCTGCGTGCCCCGCATCTGTTTGACAACCTCACGGTTTCCGACCTGTGCTACGCCAAGGCTCCGCAGCCCATCGTGTGGGCCGTGTCGTCCAATGGCAAGCTCTTGGGTCTGACCTACGTGCCCGAGCAGCAGGTCGGTGCGTGGCATCAGCACGACACCGATGGCACTTTCGAGAGCTGCTGCGTGGTCGCAGAGGGCAACGAGGACGTGCTCTACGTCGTGGTCAAGCGCTTGATCAATGGCAGCTCAGTGCGCTACGTCGAGCGCATGAGTTCGCGTCAGTTCACCACCCAGTCGGACGCCTTCTTTGTGGACTCGGGTGTCACCTTCAACGCAGCCAACACGAGCGCCACCACGGTCACCGTGACCGGTGGCACGCTGTGGAACGGCAGCGAGGATCTGACCATCACGGCCAGCGCGGCATTGTTTGCCTACCCTGGCACGACCGACGTGAATGACGCCATCGTGTTCACCGACGCCGATGGCACGAGCTACCGCCTCACCATCTATCAAACCAACAGCACCACCGTGGCCAAGGCCCGCGTGGAAGGCACGCTGCCTGCGGCCTACCGCAACACCGCCACCGCGTCGTTCTCCTTTGCACGCGACTCGATCAGTGGACTCACCTGGCTTGAAGGCAAGACGGTCAACATCCTGGCCGATGGCGCGGTGCACCCGCAGCGCGTGGTCACCAGTGGCGCGATCAGCCTGGTGCGGGCCTCGAGCAAGGTGCAGATCGGATTGCCCATCACGGCGGATCTGAACACGCTGCCTTGGTGGGCGCAGGTCGATGCAGCCTTTGGCCAGGGGCGCACCAAGAACGTCAACAAGGTGTGGCTGCGTGTGTATCGCAGCTCGGGCATCTTTGCTGGTCCCGACTCGGACAACCTAACCGAGGCCAAGCAACGCTCGACTGAAAACTACGGGTTGCCACCGGCGCTTAAATCGGACGAGATCCAGATCAACATCACCCCGCAGTGGAACAACTCGGGCCAGGTGTTTGTACGCCAGGCCGACCCGCTGCCCCTCACGGTGGTATCGATGACGCTGGAAGTTGCGATTGGCGCATAAGGTGCGCGTGTGGCCCTGGTAACAGGGTATTTTCTGGGGTATTGAAAGAAGGCGCAGCCATGTCATTTGCCATTTCAGCAATCACTATCCAAGGAGCCGGAGTCTTGAGCAGCGCCATGGGCGCTCGCAACGCCGCCATTGGCCAGCGAAATGCGCTCAACTTCCAGGCCGACATGTCGGACATCAACGCCCGCATGGCTGAACAATCAGCCCAGTCGGCGTTGCTCGCAGGACAACGCCAGGAGCAACGCGTGCGCATGCAAGCTGCCCGCGTGAAAGGCTCACAGAAGACCTCGCTTGCCGCCAACGGCATCGACATTGCAGGCTCGGACTTGTCCGCCCGCATCCTGGGCAGCACCGAGTTCATGGCTCAGTCCGATGCGCTCACCATCAACTCCAATGCCACGCAACAAGCCGAGGCGATGCGCATGCAAAAGGTCAACGCCAGCAATGACGCCAACTTGAAGCGTGCCACCGCCGAGGGCATCAGCCCTGACTCGGCCTTCTCCTCGAGCCTGATCAGCGGCGCTTCGCAAGTGTCCAGCAACTGGTACATGATGAACAAGTCTGGCGCGTTTGACCAGGGCTTGAAAAACTGGGGCTTCAAATAATGCCACGCGTTCCAACCTACGACGACTTCCAAGCCTCACCCCAGGTGCTGGGCCCCACTCGTGTCGATGCACCCATGTCGCCTGCCATGGCCGCGATCCCCGGCCAACAGCAACAGCAGTACGGCCAGGCGCTCCAGCAAAGCGGAAATGCGCAAGCGCAGATCGCGCTAGACATCCAAAAGGATGTGAACGATGCCGCGACCAAAGAAGCCGACAACGCCGCAGCACAAGCGGTCAACACGCTGCTGCACGACCCCAAGTCGGGCTACCTCAACACCCAGGGCAAAGAGGCGCTAGAGCGGCGCGAGGATGCACAAAAGTACATCCAGGATTCGCTCGACAAAGCAGGGGAGAGCCTGACCAACGACATGCAGCGACGCATGTTCACGGATGTGGCACGTCGTCGCCTGCTGATGGCGCAAGAGCAGATCAATGTGCACGCTGCTGCGCAGACCAAGGTCTACAACGAGACCGAGACCACCAAGCGCATCGACAACTCGCGCAAGGACGCCGTGGCCAACTGGGCGCTGTGGAACACCGGCAAGGTGCTTGAAGACGGCACGAAAGAACCCAACGCTTTCAGCACCGCCAAGGCCACCATGCTGGCCGAGGCCAATCACCTGGCTGCGATGAAAGGCTTTGGCCCCGACTCGGAAACCGCCAAGAGCTTGCGCTTGGGCCAGACCACAACCTTGCATGGCGACATTCTGAACACCATGCTG